CTATTACATCGATCTAGCTCGAGGTGAAACAAAAGAATTTATCAATGTTTACTGTATGGGTGAGTATGGAACGGTTATTCACGGAAGAAAAGTCTACGAAAATTATAATGATGATATTCATACTGATATCAATTTGGTTGCAGAAAAAGGATGTCAGCTTATATTGGGATGGGATTTTGGTCTAACGCCGGCATGTTTGATCTCTCAGTTGAGGAGTAATGGACAGTTGGTTGTATTAAAAGAGTTCTGCACTGATTATCTTTCTGTGAGAGAGTTAGCAAAAGATATTGTTGTTCCTTATCTTAATTCGCATTACCAAGGATATCCTTATGTCTCAGTTGGTGATCCATCAGATAGACCCAGTGATTCTACGAAGCAATCCTGTATGCAAATCCTACAGGAATGCGGTATAACAACCAAGAAAGCGATAACGAATGATGTTATAAACAGAATTGATGCTGTTAAACAGTACTTATCTAAACTGATAGATGGTAGACCAGCACTGATAATATCCAAAAATGATTGTCCAGTGTTGAGAAAAGGATTTTTGGGTAAATATAATTACAAAAGATTACGTATTTTGGGGGAAGAAAAATATAAAGATTTACCTGATAAAACACACCCTTACAGTGACATACAAGACTGTTTGCAGTATACTTGTTTAGAGTATTGTTTTGATAATAAATCTAGTGATTCTTTGGAAAATTTTTATCAACAAACACCTGAATGGTGTTAAGGAAGTAATATTATGGATGATTTAAACGATGATAATGATGGGAATGAAACTGAGCAATCTAAAATTGATTGTATGATTGATAATATTGAGAAATGGTATTCGTACTTCAAAGAAAATAATAATAGGGGGCGTTCATTGAAAGAATTTTTAATGGGCGTACAGTGGGATGATAAGGCTGTATCTTATTACAGAACCCATAACAAAATGCCGATGACTGTCAATAAACTGTATGCATTCGTCATGCAACTTATTGGTGAGCAAAGAGAGTCTTCTCCAAATTTAAAAATAACACCGGTTAATTACGATGTTGAAGATCCATCTGTCACTAAAACAATTGATTTAATGGAAGATATCGTTCAATCAATTGCCTATAATTCACGAACAAATATTGCTTATCAAACCGCCTATAAAAATCAGTTAGAATTTGGCTATGGTGCATTATTTCTTTATACAGATTATGTAAGCGAGAACTCGTTTGATCAGGAAATAAGGATGATGTCTATAGAAGAACCAGAGTCGTGTTATTGGGATATTTCAGCAAAGGAGATTAATAAACAAGACGGCGAATATTGTGGTGTTATTTCTCATATTTCCAAAGATGAGTTTAAGAAAAAATATCCTGATGTTGATATTTCTGATATTGAAAATATGAGATTTTATGATAGTCAGGAGAGATGGTTTGAGTGGATAGATGATGATAGTGTTACGGTTGCTGATCATTACGAAAAGATATGGAATAAGAAGATAATTTGTAAATTAAGTGATGGTACAACCGTCGATAAATCAGAATTGAACGAAAAACTACGAGAGAAAAGAAAGAACCTAAAGATGATGCAGCAAATGGAAATGCTTGCACAAATAGAAGGGCAACCTGTCAATCTAACACGTGGATTGAGTAAGATAGAAGTGGTTGATGAAAGGGAATCTACGTATTGCACGATAAAACATTACAGACTTGTTCGTAATCACATTCTAGAAGAAAATGATTGGGCGAGTAAATTTTTACCTTTGGTATACGTCGATGGAGATAGTTATCATATAAGGGGAAAACAATATACAAAACCATTTATACAGTTTGCAGTTGATACACAGAAATTTATCAATTATTGTGCGACAGAAACGATTAGTTATATTCGAGGAGGTAGAAAAGAGAGGTTTTTAGCAACCACTCAAAACATAGAAAAGCATCAAAAGGCATGGCGAGGCATTGATAATGACAATATGGCATTAACCTATGATCCTGATCCGAGAACTGGTGCTATGCCTACGCCAATTCAACCTTTAGAGATTCCACAAACATTATTACAACAATATCAACGAGCAGAATATGATTTACACACGATTCTTGGTCGATACGAATCAGCTGTGGGTGCTCAAGGAAAAGAATTAAGTGGTGTTGCTGTTGCTAATAGGGTTAAACAAGGGAATATTACAGCTTTTGTCTATCCAGATAATTTAATGTCTGCTCAAAATCAAATTGGGAAGATCATGTTAGATTTAATTCCTACTATTTATGATACTTATCGAACAATAACTGTTGGTCGTAGTGGTAATGATAGAGAAACCATAGAAATTAATAAGCAGATTAGGAAAGATGAATTTGAAAATAAAATCGAAAAAACAGAATATGATATTGAAATTATAGCTGGAAGCTCTTTTGCAATGCAGAAAGCAGAGAACTATGCGCAATTAATGGATTTAATTTCAAGAATCCCTGAGATTGGAAAAATTGCACCTGATTTAGCTGCTGAGAATTTAGATTTAAATAACACACCACAACTCGTTAAACGAATACAGCAACATCTTGTTCCTGAAATAATCATGCAGGAGAAAGGTCTACCACCCCCTCCGCCGAAACCAGATCCTCAAGAACAGCTTATGCAAAGTATGTCTCAATCTGAGGAAAAGAAAGCGGATGCGAGCTTACTATCTGCTCAATCCAAGATGTTAAAGGCTCAAGCTGATATTAAGAAAGATTTTTCTGATAATGAAGCAACGAAAATAAAAGCCGCAGCAGAAGTTGGAAAAGCTAAATTAGATTATGAAGCAACAGAACTGAAAACAGACGCAGCAAGGCTTGAGAGAGAGAATGAAGCACTTAGAAGTGTTTTGGGTGTTGAAAAATAATTTCATCTATTTTGTTTTAATTTTACTTTATTTTTAAAAGAGTTAGTAATATAATTAAAGCTAGTAGAAGGGGGAAAATATCCTTTGATATCTTAGGTATTTTTTCCCTTTGTGGAAGTCCTAAGCCCATCATCTAAGGATATCCCTTCTACCCACGCAAATGATTTGCGGCTAATCATGTAAAAACATGTAGGAAATATGTACCTATATAATGCATAGCAAGGAGTTTTATGCTTGATAACCATGAGTCCAACGAAGTTGTTGAAGACAATTCAAACCCTGAACAATCTGATCAAATAACAGAAGAAGTAGTAGAAGAATCTGAATCAGTTGATGATTCTAGTACTGAGGTTGAAGTTAATCAGACAGACGAGAATTTAGAAGATACAAACGAATCAGAAGATGATGGTAATCAGAATAAAGATCATGAAGCGTTAGGTTGGGTTAAAAAAAGATTAGCTCAAAAAGACAGACAGATAAATAAACGGCTTCGAGAAAAAGATAGAGAAATTAGCGAATTACGTAATCAGGTTTCTTCTATTTACAAACCAGTAGAACAGGATGTTTCATCTCCCCCTTCTGGTAAAATATTCGATCCACTGAGTGGACAATATGTAGATGAAGAAAGTGTTGATGGTAAGGTAATACAGAAGTTGCAACAAATGCAACAAGCTGAAACTATACGTAAGCAGCAACTTGAATTTCAAAGTCAATTAAATGTATTCAACGAAAAAGTCGAAACGATGAAAGATAAATATGAAGATTATGAGGATATTGTTAATAAATCTAAATCTTATCTAACACAGACTATGGTTGAATGTATGGTATCTTCGCCGAATAGTGTTGAAGTTTTTTACAATACTTTAAAGGAAAATCCTAAGAAGCTTGAAGAAATTTCAAAAATGCCTGTTGCTCAACAAGTCAAAGCCATGAATTTCCTAGAATTTCAGGGCGAACGTAAAGTTGATCAAAAACTAAAGTCTAATGCTCCAAAACCAATCACTCCTATAAAACCCTCTACGACTAAATTTGTAGACGATGGTAGTTATGAAGCTATCCTTCGTAAACAAAGGGAAAAACAAAGAAGTCGGTTTGGCGAATAACATTTTTGCCATCAATAAATCTAAAAACAGTTAACGAGTTTTTCTCGGTAGCTCGTTTTCTAATATTTTTTTAAATTAATTTAAATTAAGCTTAATTTATTGACAGGAGTTTTCTATGGCTAATACCTTTATTACGAGTACATTGCTATCCAAGGAGGCATCAGCTCGTTTCAGATTAAATAACACTTTCTATGCAACCGCAAATCATAATTATGATGGTATGTTCACAGATAGAACTTATGATGCTGGTGATACGGTTAACGTTCGTTTGAGAAATTTCGGTAAAGTTCAACGTGGTAATACGGTTACTGCTGTTGATGTTGTTGAAAGCTCTCTTCCATTGACTTTACAGCAACTTTATTCTTATCCGGTTACCTATACAACGGATGATTTATCAACCAAATTGCGTGCAAATACCTGGATGGAACGTGTTTTTTATCCTGGTGTTGATACATTAATTGCAGAAATAAACAAAGATATTGCAGCAAATGCAGCGCTTATTGCGCATAACTGGACTGGTACGGTTGGTACACCGGTCAATAGTTTTGCTGCTGTTGATTCTGTAAGTGCTCAAATGGATGAAATGGCTATTCCAATGTATGACCGTTATATGGCGCTTACACCAGCTAATTCATCTGCGTTGAAATCGTCTTTACAAAATGCATTTAACCAAACCTTGAATACAGAAATCAGCTTACAATCAAAATTAGGACATTTGTCTACTTTTGATATGTTTTCTGAACAACTTATTGCAACCCATAGTGCATACGCTGGTGCAATCGGTACGCCTATTGTAAACGGTGCTGTTACGAGTGGCAATACAATTGTTTTGAGTGGTTTAACGGCGTCTATTACTGGTATTTTCAAAGCTGGTGATGTCATAGAAATCAGTGATGTTTATAAAGTAGATCCTATTTCTAAATCAGATACCGGTCGATTGATGCAATTCGTTGTTACGGCTGATGCTGATAGTACCGCCGGCGGCGCTTGTACGATTTTAGTATCACCAACCATTATCGGTGATTCTACAAGTCCAAATCAAAATATCGTTAATGTTCCTGCGCTTGTAACCAATGAAATTCCAAATGGTGCAACAGTAACAAGACCTGCTACGCATAAATCAAATATTGCCTATACAAAAGAATCTTTGTACATGGTAACTCCCCCATTGGCAAAAATGGACGCACCTGAATCTGATACGTTTAAAGATCCAGAAAGTGGTGTTTCTATTCGTGTATCTAAATCTTCTGAGATTTTGGATAACAGAAATGTCATGAGGATGGACGTTTTATGTGGATTTTTATGGATACCTTCGCACACATGGCGAATTATTTCATAATTTCGTAAAAAAAAGGGGGGTGGCATCGTTCATCCCCCCTTATTAGAGGTCTTATATGTTAAATGTTATTTATCATAAATCGTTTAAGACAACAGAAAAGAAGAAGTGTGTAGACGACGAAACATATCTTACGATGTTGGATTATATCGAATGGTTTGATTCCCCAGAACTTATCGACAGACGCACTAAAATTCACGAGGTTGAGACACAGACGTTTACGGATAAGGTAGAAGAAACTTTGGTAGATCTTCCTGGTTATGAAGCTGTAAGTGTTGAAGATGGTGAATTTATTGAGGAAGACGCAGACGAAGATGCATCTGAATCTTGTGAGTGCGATGAGGAAAAACCTAAAAGAGGTCGTAAAAAAGGGTCTTCTAAGAAGCCTAAAACTATCGATATGGAAGTTGAATTAGTATGAGTGTAGATATCACTGTAAATGATCTAATTATCCGTTCGTTTGAGAGTATCGGAATATATTCTCCCTATAGGGTAATAAGTGGAGAAGAGATCTTGGCGGGTCTTTATTATCTCAATGAACTCTTGGATTATTTTCAATCAAGTGGAATATTTATCCCTTTTTTCTCAGAGATCTCCTTTGATCTGACAGTCGGAAAAGGCGATTACGTTATTTCAAATGATTCATCTGCGGATATCACACATAACCCACTTATTGATCTTAGTTACGTCAATATTTTTTATGATCAGGTTAGCTATCCAGTGTCTATCATTTCTTATGATCAATTAGATGATAACGTACGAAACACGCAGATTAATGCACGGCCAAACCAAGTTATTTTGCAAAGGGATGTTGATACATCAAGAGTAACTTTCTGGCCACTTCCTGATCTTGTTTATGGTTGTCGAATTAGGGGGAAGACCTATTTCTCTAATGTTCAGTTACAGGATCATTTATCAGAAGTTCCTGGCTATTACCATATGTTTTTAAGGTATGCGCTTGCGAGACAATTGATTGGAATCTACAAATCTAATACTTGGAGTGAAGATCAAGAAGCGGAATATCAAAAAATGTTATCGAAAATAGAAACATCTGCTGATTTTCGATTATCGATCGATAAAAACCCAACTTTTGGTACACAAACTGTCATCACAGACAGTCGAATTGGAGTCGTTAGTTAATGTTAAAACCATTAAATTTAGTTGGCTTTAGTAATGAGTACATCTATCCGTTGGTTGACTCTCAACGGACTGTCAACATGTATATTCATGCCGACGAACGATCCTTAATTCCTGTTTTAATAGATATGCCTGGTTATGAACAAGCTATTGAAGTCGTTTCATCGCCCCCTGGAGTTGGTAGAAATCTTTTTACGAAGTTTAATAGTAACAGGATGTATGGGGCAATTGGTGACAAGATTTATCTGTTTGATACACTCCTTGTTCCTGCCGTTTTAGGAACAATTAATACGTTAGTTGGTAACGTATCAATTGCTGCTAATAATAATCAGGAGATAATATTTGTAGATGGTACAGATGGATATCTGTTTGAAGAAGGAACATCTACTTTTTCGACGATTACAACCACCGGTTTTCCTGCTGCTCCTGAATTTGTTGTTTATCTCGATGGTTATTTTATTGTGAATGATGCTGGTACGAACGAATTTTATGTATCAGCTCTCAATGATGGTAAGGCATGGGATGCTTTACGTATTGGATCAATAAATGTTCAACCTGACACTGTTGTTGGATTAGGTACAGTACATAGGCAGTTGTTTGTAATTGGTAAAATAAATACAGAGGTCTGGTACAACGCGGGTGGTTCAGATTTCCCGTTCAGAAGACAGGAAAACCTTATCTTACCTTATGGTTGTATCGCACCTGGCAGTATTGCCAGTGGCGAAAATAGACTTATTTGGTTGTCCGGTAATGAAAATGGTGTTGGATCTGTTGTAATGACGGATGGTACGATTCCCGTACCGATTAGTACGCCAAATGTTGATATATCGATTCAATCATACAGCACCGTATCCGATGCAAAAGCATACATCTACAAAATAGATGGTCATATCTTCTATGAAATTAACTTTACCGCAGCCAATCACAGCTGGGTTTATGATTTAACGACTCAAAGATGGTTCGAACGTGAATATGAAGATGGCGGAAGATATAAAGGTCAAGCCCACGCATATTTCCTAAACAGACATTTCCTCCTTTTATACGATAACGATAATTTATACGAATTATCAGACAGGTATATTAAGCATGATACGTCCATATTCAGAAGGGAAAGAACGGGTGTTAGATTAAAAGATCCAATTAGTAATCGAATCATTGTCGACGAAATAGGAATCAATTTCTTACAAGGTGTTGGGACGTCTACAGGAATTTATAAAGAACCGACTGTTTTCATAAGTCTATCAGAAGACGGTGGTGTTACTTTTGGAGCAAGGATTCCGGCATCATTGGGTAAAATTGGGGAACGAACTTATAAAACTGAATGGTACAGGCTCGGCATATTTAATAATTTGGTTATTAAATTAGAGTTTTTTGCAGAAGTCAGGTTGATCGTTCTCGATGGATACATCAACTACAATATTGCGGAGGTCTGATTATGGGTAATTTATCAGTATCTCAACCACCTGTCTTTAACAGATTAACCGGTGATAATGATCTGGTTCATGTTGACTGGCAGACATGGATGAATCAAATGTACAGTGCTGTTGATAATAATGGACTTATTCCAAATGATCATCCTGTCCTCAATCCTGATTTTAACTGGTCCAGAACAGTAGGCAATACACCAACAGTTGGTAATGGTGAATTTGTTGAGCAATGGGATGTCGATGTGGGTGGTATGACGTCAACGGTTACGCCTACGTTTTATACGTCAACATTTAACAATGCTCGAACCGGATCTGAAAGATATGTCAATTTTAATGTAACAGCCGTTACAGCAAATGAATATCAAATATATCAAGAAGCTTTAAACGAATTAAATAAGTTTGAAGGGAAAACGATAACTTTTAGTTCTTTAATAAAAAATAATGGAAGCAATTCAATTAAATTAAAATTTCATGTTGGTTTTGATGTTAATAATGATGGTACGGAAGATGTTATTACTGAAAGTAGGGCTATATTCGTAAGTCCAAGTACTGGTAGAGCCGAATTAATTACTTCGACATTTCAATGTCCATTAGAGTCAACTGACAACCAGAATAACAACGTTTTAATTAAATTAATTGTTTTTGATGCAACTGCTGCATTCGACTTTGACTTATATTTTATAAAACCAGAGTTTTCTAAATTTGCAACACCTTTGTATGTTGATCAAACCTTGGAAAAATTAAAGATAGATAACGCTTAAAAGGAGTAAAAGTTATGGCAATGTTTGATTTTATAACCGATATATTAGGCGGTGGCGCTAGAAAGGGATATGAAACAATGGGTCGTGCCCTTGGAGAAGCAACCGGACAGGAACAACAGTATTTAGATTATCTTAAAGGACAGTATAAGCCATATCTTACAACTGGCGGGGAAGCTGCTGGTGAATATTTGCCTGCCATTCAAGCTATGTCAGATCCTCAACAATTCTATTCTCAAATGATGTCTGGATATGAAGAGTCACCGCAAGCTCAACTAGCAAGAGAAGAGGGCATTAGGGCTGCAACACAGGGGGCTTCTGCATCTGGTATGTTGGGTAGTGGCGAATTAATGAAAGGTCTTCAAAGATTTGGTAGTCAATTGAGTGCTGCTGACCAACAAAGCTGGCTTGAAAATATGGAGAAGATCTATGGTGGCTATACGGGTGGTCTCGCTGATATTGCAGGGAGAGGAACACAAGCATTGAGTTCGTTCGCACCAGTTGGTGCATCTGTAACATCCGATATTTCTAATTTGATGGCTCAGAAGGGTATGGCACGAGCAGGTGAGCAAATGTCACGATATCAGCCGTATCAACAATTACTTGGGGGTGCCATTGGTGGTGGTGGAAGATCTTTAATGGGATTATTGGGGGTTTAATATGGCGATACATCCGTTATTTGGTGCTATGCAAATGCCTAAACAGCAGACTCTTCTTGATGTTATACAGGGTCAACAGGCAAAACAACAGGCTTTAGCTGGACAAAAAACACAACAGGCTTTGCGTGAGGCTCAATTAGAAAGATATCCCGAAGCTGAAAAGATGAAGGATCTTCTTACACAATCTCAAGTTGGAAAAGAACAAGCGACTACGAGTAGATTGTTGGCACAAAGAGATAGAGAAATTGCAGAATCAAGATTGGTACCGTTTAAAGCTCAATTATTACAAGCTAAGGCAAAGGCTTCATTGGCTCCTAATCTAACCGAACAGCAGAAGGTATTCGAGAGAGAGAAAGCAAAAGTATTTGGTAAGAGACTGCAAGCTACTTATGAAAGCGCTGATACAGCACAAAGTGCGATAGATACCATTGGAAGATTCAGAAATGCGATGAAGAAGATACCGGCAGCTTTAACAACGCCTTATATGGGAGCTTTTGCACGGTTTGTTCCAGGTTATGGACATGATGTTGCAGAAGCAGAGAGTGCACACTCAGCATTAACCGTAGATTTTATTAAATCAATAAAGACTGGTCAGTTAACAGAGAAAGAAAGGGAATTTTTTGAACGAGCGATACCAAATGTAGGTCAATACAAGGGGGTTGCACTGCAATTAGCTGATTTTCTTGAAGCAAAATACAAAAGGGATCTAGAAAAGAAAAAATTTGTCAATGAAATGTTAAAGCAGAAGAAAGATATGTCAGAAATTGAATCGTCTTGGGAAGACTATATCAACCAAAATCCATTGATTGGCTCTGATGATCAATTACAGGAAAAAAATGTTACTGGATGGAGAGATTTTGTAGGGAGAAAACCAGAACCAACTATTTCTACAAAAAAATCAGATATATCAAATGTTGAAGGAACAGGATTTTCCTTAAGTCAATTTAAACAAAGGGCAAAAGAAACGGGGAAGTCTGTTCGGTCTTTGATTGATTTAGTAAAGAGTAGACAACAGGGATTATAAAGGAATTATAGTAATGGCAACATTAGATGATTTAAGGAAAATGACATCAACTGGCGATCAAAAAAGATCGTTAGAAGAATTAACGACTGAATTTCCAGTTGAAACAGTTGGAACAGAAGGTACAACTGGAAAGGCAAAACCAACTGCTCTTGAAAGGCTTATCCAATCAGGTCCACTTAAAACATGGATTGGAACTGGACAAGAACTCTCAGAGTTTTTATCAGGAATACCGAGATTGGCGGGTCTTGATGTTAGGTCCCCCAAAATTGTTGAAACTGCAATTCCTGAAAAACTTGGTGCAGGTGCTATTGAATATATGTTGGGTGGAGGAGCCCTAAAGGCAGCGCCTGCAATTCAAAAGGGAATTGGTGTTGCGAGGCAGATACCTGGTATCGGTAAAGCATTGGCTGCGCCCATTACACAAAGAGCCGTAGGTTCTGCTGCTATGGGAGCAATTGAAGATCCAGAACATCCTGTTAGAGGAGCAGCAATGGGGGCTGCGATAAGTCCTGCTATAGAAGCTGGTTTTAAGGTGCCTGAAAACGCAGTTTCTTTTATGACTAAATCTAAATGGTCCCCTTTTCACTATATGATGATGCCTCATATTCGTAGAGAATTTAATGAGTTCATCGGGAATACTGGGAAAAAGTTGGGTATAACGACCGAACATGATGTCGATCGTGCTCTCTATGATAACCTTAATCAAAAATACACAGGACTCGAAGAAGAAGCTGGAAAATTATACGATGATGCCAGTGATCTTTTAGACGGTGTTCCTTATCCTGTTGAAAATATTAAGAAAGTATTTACAAAAGAAAAAGATTTATATTCTGGTTCAACAGATGCCTTAGATCGGAAATCAGCGCGTGTATTAGGAACGCTTGAAGAAAAAATTAA